TGGTGGTTCAATAACAATATCTTCTTGTTCTTCTTGTTCTTCTTGTTCTTCTTGTTCTTCCTCTTCTTCCTTTTCATCATCTTCATCATCTTCATCATCTTCATCATCTTCATCATCTTCATTATCTTGTTCTTCATTGTAATGATTACTGAAATTATTTAAACTAGTAGTTGGTTTATTAAAAAGGATACTTTCTAAGAAAGTACATATTACTCCAATGATAGTGGGTCGCTTCAAGTCATATACTATCTTATAGATATTATCTAATTTATTTTCAAACCTTTCAAACGAATCTACTTCTGTTTGTAGGACAGTGTTTTGTTTTTCTAATAATTCATATTGGTCGTTCAATACAATATGTTTATCTTTGATGTTTTTCAATTCTGCCTCTAATTCAACTACTTTCTCTTCTAATTCGTGCTTTAACAATTTACGTCCAGCCATTATTAGAATATAAATATTTGTATAAATTGTTTCTATATTTTTCAAGCGTATAAAGTTTTGTATATTTTATTTTACTAATTCACACTATACAATAGATATGCTTCAAATCGCTCATCGTGGCTACTCGGCTGAATATGGTGATAACAACATGGAATCATTTTGTCAAGCTGTTCACCATCGTTTTGATATGATTGAAATGGATATACAATTATGTAAAACAGGTGAAATAGTTATTTTTCATGATACTTATTTGAACGGGAAAGCTATTATAGATTATGAATTAGCCGAACTCAATTCCTTTGGTATTAACACACTGGCCGATTTTTTTTTAGATATTTCACCTAATCTTATAAAAATTTTTCTTGATGTAAAAGGGTCTCCGGATGTAGCATATCCCCTCATTGATATGCTATCTGCATTATTCCAAAATCAACAACTTCGTAATATATACATAAGTGGATTTGATCGTCATTCAATAGAGACCATACGTAATACACGCCTACCTATATCTTTAGGGTTAACTACTTCAAATAACTTCACTATCGAACAGCTTGATTTTCTAACAAAAGACCTTGATTTTGTGTGTTTACATTGGACGGCATTAAACCATGAAAATATTGAATTCTTGAAATCAAAAAATATGACTGTTTTCAGTTATACTTGTGACGATGATTACATCTATAATGTTATGAAACAATACCCTTTAGACGGTATTGTCACAGATTACCCCATTCGGTAAAAAAATCATTGTATATATTACTATACAATGATGCTTCTACTACTTTTTTTATTCAGTTTATGGACGACAAATGTCTATACTCATTACCCTATTTATTTGAACTCTTCCAATGTAATCACTATCAAGGACGCTATTGACGATGAAACAGCTACGTCTTTCTTACACAAATTAAATATGTTAAACAATAAAAAAGACATTTACGTTTATTTAGATACCCCTGGTGGTTCAGTTGAAAGTGGTAATAAAATCTTGATGGAAATTCAAAAATATAATTTATCTTGTATTGCAGACAGAGCATACAGTATGGGGTTTGTTATCTTACAAGGTTGTCAAAATAGATATATTACTAACTATGGACGTCTTATGCAACATCAAATTAGTTACGCTATTAAGAATGAAAAAGGTAAGATAGACAGTTATAGCAAATTTATTGACCAAGTTGAAAATGAATTAGTTATATTACAGGCTGACCGTATACATATTCCACATGATGAATTCCGTTTGAAAACTATGAATGAATGGTGGATGGTTGGTAAATACGCTATTGATAATAATTGTGCCGACAAAATTGTTGATGTTTTTTGTGACACAACACTTACAAACACCAATATTACAGAAGAGTATGGACCTGTTAATTTTGTTTATTCTGCTTGCCCACTCATTCCAGGACCAGTTGATGTTATTCCCAAAAAATAATTATTTTGTAACTGTTATGTATGACTTATTCTACAATATTAACTATTCTATTTTTATCATATTTATTTTCATGTAATTCTTTTTTTATGTATAATACGTTTTTTTCAATTTACAAAAAGTATCGTTTAAACTACGATAACGGAGAATATAAGATAAAACAAAAGCCCAAATCCCTTATCGTGAGTACACCAGGAGGTCTTCACGGATTTTATCTTTTAGGCGTATCTTCCTACATAAAAGAAAATTATGACTTAACAAACTATATTTATACTGGTGCTTCTGCTGGAGCATGGAACTCTTTATTCTTATCTTTCACTGGTAATAAAACTGAATTTATTGATTCCCTACTGTACGATAATATTAACAATGTTACCTCTATGTACCAACTAGAACAAACGCTCAAAGAAACTATTTTACAAAAATATACAAATAATGATTTCCAACTTGATAGAATTAGTATTGGTGTCACGGTTTTACGTAAATGGTTTAATTTCAAGCTAGTAATTTATAACGATTTTGAAACTATTGATGATGTATTAAACTGTTGTATTGCTAGTTCTCATATTCCTTTCATTACAGGAGGTCTTATACATCGGTATAGAGGACGCGTTACATTTGATGGAGGATTCTTTAAATACCCTTATTTAAACACAACCGCACCGGTATTAACTATTAGCCCTTCTATGTGGAATAACAGCTTTCAACCAGATATGAGTGTTCAAGATTATATGTATTCTAATGATTTACGATTTAACCTGACAAACCTATATTTACAAGGTTACTATGATTCACAAAAAAATAAGAAACACCTAGACGACATATTTTTATGAAGATTTATCCATCGACACTAACTTTATTACATATGCTTGCCCTATTGCTGCAACCATTTGAAACCACACTTCATAATACCACCAATATTGCCGCCTTGGCTCTTCTTGAAAACACACATTTAAATATGAATTGAATATCAAGGCTGTCAATACTGTGCTTACTGTTCTTAAATAACTATGAGTTTCCATATGAACTACACATACTTGGTAAGAACCCTCAATGAAATAAATGAAAATAGAATATCCGACTACTGTATTGTTTATCATTTTCCACAACCCTTCTACTGGGTTCATCCAATACATTACCTCAACATATGCCAATAACGCATTCAAAATAGAAAAATGTAAGTTACGGTAATACATTGCGTATAACGATGTAAACATAAACAAAAGAGACGATGATACTAATACTCTTGATTCCTCAACCATCTAACAACACTATCTATATCCAAAAGTTACCTTTATGTTTATAATAAATGTTATTTCAACAGTAAAAGTATTTAAATGCTTCTATTACGCATATACATACAATACAATAAAAATATGTATACAAGTCTACTGCCGAATCATTCTACCCAGAATCATCTACTGTTATCAAGCTTAATGGAATTTTATAGTGACCAAGATAACTTAATACGTATGATGAACATTATTAATGGTGAATCAGATATTTCTTTACGAATCGTTGATTGGTTTGTTACTAACTATGCCAAAAAAAACTTTGTTGTATATGAAATTACAGTAAATAATAACACCTTTCGTTTCAAAGTGTTTCACGATTATAAACTGAAATTAAAAGCTTACTCCAAAAAGCGGTTTGACCCCTTTTGCAGATGGGACCGCATTACTATTCCTTACGACGAGACCCGATATATGGAAACTACTATCGGACAATTAAACTTTTTCAAATGGGCTCTACAAAATAATGTTATAGATTATATTGAAGAACATTATAAGGAAATTGAAGCTGATATGAATACTCGCAACTCTTCTTCCAAGAATAAATCCACTGATAATAAAACTAGAAAAAAAAGAGAGGAGTTATCTATGTCTGCTTGTAAATACATCAAGAAAGAAGACGTCAAAATTGTAGTCTCATTTAATTAATCAATACTTTTCCTAGTTTTCTTTTTCCATTTTTCCTTTTTTAACATCATCAATAAACGAACTTATCTTATTTACCCAAAATTGATATTGTTTTGGATTTAGAATATCAATATCCTTACTCGTATCTAATTCTAAAATATTTGAGTTATTATCTATATGGTCATCTAATAACCAGTCCATATGATACTTATCACATTTCACCAAATAATCCATTTCGATATTGCTTTCTCCTTCACGATTTCGCTTTTGCACCCGTTCATAACACTTATCTGGGTTTGTGCTAATGTAAATTATTCCATCTACTGAATAGTCTGCTATATTTTCATTATACAATAACATATAAATAGAATGCTCCATTTTACTCATTAATCCATCATCATACAGCATCTTGGCAAATATTTTTGAATCCGCTTCAATTGAACGCTCACATAACACTATTTCACAGTTTTTATGTTCTTTCATTGCATTCTTTATGATACTTGTCCGTGTTACACAAGCCATTATTTGAAACGCAAATGCGTTTTTCTTTGGGTTTTCATAGAAGTTTTCTAACATTGTTTTACCACTTTCATCTTTTATATTATACCACAGTTCTACTGGCTCTTTCAGAAATACTATCTTATCCTGTGATGTGCTATACATATCACTAATCATTTTCAAAATTGTTGTCTTACCAGCTCCTATGTTTCCTTCAATAGATATTAACAGTGGTCTTGTCATCTCAATATACCTAGTATATAATACGTTGCTATTTTTAATACATTATTTTATCTGTTTCCAATCAATTTTACATTCATATATAATATTAAAAATTTGTTTTATTATTATATAGAGTGTTCTAAATGATCTCAAAAGAACGCCGTAATAGCATCAAAGAGACTATGGAATCACAAGATTTCCAACAAAAAGTTAACGTTTACATTGCGTTCGTCTTTGAATTATATCGTGTTTGGATGAGTTGTATGTTATTACTTACTGTTCCACAAAAATGCGGCGACCATGTGTGTTCTACATTTGAACACGTTGGTTCTTCTGACCCTATTCTTATTACCGGCTTTACCATCAACACCGTCACATTATGTGTGTTCTTATTTATGTATTTAGTTGAAATTCAGCGAGAACATAAAATGATTAATTATTTAGAAGTAGACAAAACATTACCCCGAGATAACGAGTCTGTTGGTCAAGAATTAAATAAGCTCCCGAAAGATAAACACGACCGTATCCTTTACTCTGATAAAATGTACCAACTTTCCGGCACTATTGCTATGGTATTATTTATTATGAACGCAGGTATTAGTGGTGTCACTGTATTCATTCACTACTTAAATAATAATACTGTCACTGTATACATTACCAATGTACTCTTTATGAGTCTCAAACTTAAAGATGTATATGACATTGTAAATACAAAACAAAATGTTTTTTTATCATCTTACTTAACCCGTAAAATACAATTTAATGCTGTTGACCCTGATAAAATAGAATTGTTACCTGACATTGAAGAACAACCTATTATTGAATCTAATCTTGAACTCTCATCTAGTGATAAAGTCATTAGCGTTCTTCCTTCTACCACTTCTTAATTTTATTGTAATATAACCTTCCCTATATTACAATGCTGGCATACATCTATACTTTAATATATCTAACTCTCTCCCTATTGTTTGAAATTCGTCTTCCCCATAAATATCTTGCAAACACAGCCATTCAAACATTCCCCCCATATAGCAATACACATACGTAAATCCTAACTGTTTTAATTGAGAACATTTCTTTTCTACTGTTTCATCATTACAATTTTTACCATAAATCACAAATCTTTTACTGTAAAAATCATACTGGTTCATTAATTGGTTTATTATTTTCTCTTCTTCCATATAACCTATTGTATTTGTTATCAAACAGTTCTGTTCATTCGTAGGCAACGTATTTATTATTATGTAATTACTTTTATTAGGAATTATCTTCTGCACGTCTTCAAATGATATCACTGAACGTTTTGTTTTAAACCATTCTTGAAGCATTCCATTACATCTTCTAACCCATTACGTTTATTTTATTTTATTCAATTATTCTTTTTATTTTCATTTGCTTATTCACGAAAAATTGAAATGTTCATTCTTTTATACCATAACACATATTCTTTACAAAATGGATTTATCACAAACTAAACTTTCAAAGCGCGAATGGGACAATCTTGAAGTTCCTGTCTCCAGTAGTGAGAAACGTATTTTAAAACTCATACAAGAAGGCTTCTACAATGTAAATATATTTTCCAATTATCATACATCCCTCTTCTCCTTTACAAAAATACAAAAAACACCTGTTATTGAGTCTATGTTGTACAAAAAATACTTTCAAGATGCATTACAAAAAACCATTCGTAAATATGGAAAAAAAATAAATATCCCCTCACAAAATACTTCTTCAAATTCCGCGGATAATGAATTACGTCGTTTAAACAGTGCCGATATGATTCGCATCCAAAATCTTGACGCTAGTATCAAGGAAAATAGCCAATATATATTTGAATTCTTGCTTATCTTCATATTCAATGACCTATTGAAATGCTTTCATAAAGGAGTCAATTTCTATGCTTGTCACTTATATACCATCATTCAATTACGCAAATCATCCATTTCTAACATCAATACACACGTATTGCAAACTATGGAACCCTATTTACAATACCTTGCCTCTAATACTGATGCTACTACTATGGTTCAACGTGCATACGAATACATTGAACAAAACCCTTACCTATTAAAATATGAAGACATTACTCTTTTCAGACATCAAAAAGAGTTATTCACTCACTTTTCACCTCCTTCTGAAACTAACCCCTTCCAACCTAAACTTGTATTTTATACTGCCCCTACCGGCACTGGTAAAACTTTATCTCCTATTGGGTTATCCGAAAATTATCGCATTATATTCGTTTGTGTTGCACGTCATATTGGATTAGCCCTAGCTAAATCGTGTATTTCTGTTGAAAAAAAAGTTGCTTTCGCATTTGGATGTAATAGTCCTGATGATATACGCCTTCATTACTTCTCTGCTGTTGAATATACCAAACATCGTCGTTCGGGTGGTATTGGTAAGGTTGATAATAGTGTTGGAACTAATGTTGAACTTATGATATGTGATGTTCATTCCTATTTAATTGCTATGGAGTATATGCTTGAATTCAACGACCCCCAACAAATAATTACCTACTGGGATGAACCTACTATTACAATGGACTATGAAACTCACGACCTACATAATACTATACGCAATAATTGGCTTCATAATAAGATTCCTTCTGTTGTCCTGTCTTGTGCTACATTACCTCCAGAACATGAAATTGAACCCGTCAGACAAAGCTTTTCCAACAAATTTGAAAATGCTATTATACATTATATTAGTAGCTATGACTGTCGTAAGTCCATTCCTATATTAAATAAAGAAGGTAAACCCGTATTACCACACTACTTATTCAATGACTTTCAAGAATTACAAAACTGCTTAAATCATTGTAATAATAACAAAACATTACTACGATATTTTGACTTACAAGAAATAGTCCAAGTTGTATTATTCTTGAATGAATCAGAGTTTCTAGAACCATCACTACAAATAAATAACTATTTCCAAAATCATTTGGAAGATATCCATATGAACAGTTTGAAAATATATTATTTGGAAGCTATGTCAAGCATTACACAAGAACAATGGACTATTATTCATAATCACTTTTCTCAAAACCACGAATCACGTTTTATACCACCTATAACTAGACAAAAAAGTGAATCAAACTCTTTTACATCTTCTAGTGATGATTTAGCCGGAGAACATTTATTCCGCAGCATTAGTATGTCTTCCCTCACAGACAATAAACCTAAACCATACAAAAACACTGGTGGATTACTTGTTACTACTTCAGATGCTAACACTTTAACCGATGGTCCTACATTATTCTTATGTGAAGATGTCAATAAAATTGGAACCTTTTACATTCAACAAACCAAAATACCCGACAATGTCTTACAAAATGTATTATACAAGATTACAAAAAATGATGAAATCGCTAGGAAAATTGACAATCTTGAACGCGAAATTGAGGTTTACGAATCTAAAACATTAGGTGCTTCCAGCGATAATGATAGAAAAAGTTCAAAAGATAGTGACCGAATGACCAACGAATCACGCAAATGTCACGCCCAAATTGAAAAATTACGTAAAGATATTCGTTCTATTTCACTTGACCCAAAATATATTCCTAACAGCGTACAACATCAGCAATTATGGAATTATTTTGGAGATATCAATGAAAGGGCTTTCGTTTCAAATATTGACGAACAAAGCATTCGTGATATTATGGCACTTCCTATTGAAAATACATTGAAATTGTTGCTATTGTTAGGTATTGGATTATTCATAGAAGATACTCACGTTCAATACAAAGAAATTATTAAACGATTAGCTTACTCACAACAGTTATACATGATTATTGCCTCTTCTGACTATATTTATGGCACTAATTATCAATTCTGTCACGGGTTCATCGGCAAGGACTTGAGTAATATGACCCAACAAAAGACTATTCAAGCATTGGGACGTTTTGGACGTAATAACATACAACAAGACTATACTGTCAGAATACGCGATGATACCCTATTACATAAGTTATTTGAAACACAAGAAAATGACCTTGAATCTATTAACATGTGCAGACTATTTGGTTAATACAAAAATCACCCGGTAATATTTATAATTGTATATATTGTATATTTTTTATGTACCCTATTAAATCAGCATATTTTGTATATTTTTCCTCTAAATTACTTGAAATTAACGGGTCATTTTCTTCACTTTTTGTATGAGTTTTTTCTAAAATGGGGAGGTTCGGGGGGTAAAATATGGAGACAAAAATTAAGAACTTTTTTTTGTGATATTACCATACGAAAATAGGATATTTCATATTTAGTCGTTCAATATTGGTATATTCTGGGGGTGGCTAACATTAATTTACTATGCTATTTACCCATTTTACATAAATAGTAAGACAATAATTACTACTTTTGGGGGGTATTTTTTACAATTTTTTCTTCATATTTTACAATTTTAAACAATTGAAAAAAAAATCAAAAAAACTGCTTGACTATCTATAATAAAATGAAAAAATTAGTTCAGACTGAAAAATTAAGAACTTTTTTTGTTCTTAAAATTACCCCCTTATTTTAGATATTCTTGAGCTGAAAATATGAATTATAACAAAAAAGCATAGTAATTTTGTTAGTCATTTTTGATACTTATGTTTTACCCCTATAAAACTACGATTATTGTAAAAAATATATGGATTATAGCAAATTATGATAGTAAAATAGTAATATTTTACCTATGTAAATCAACGATTTCTGTATCAGAAAAAACTAATTATACCAATCCATGGGGGTTCACGTTTTGGGGAGGTTTGGGGAGGTTTTGTTTTCAAAACCGACCTACTGATTTTGATGATTCTTGTAAAAAAAATATAAGATTTGGTGTTTTTAGATAGTAAAAAGAGGGTATTTTGGCGTTTTTGCAAAAATTTGTTGCAAAAGTATTTTCAAATTTTTTTTTTTGGACATTTTTAAAATGTCCAATTTCTGAAATTTCGAAAAGGGTTTTGTCAACTTTTTTAAAAAAAATCACTTCACAGCATAATGGTGTGATTTTGATTTTTTGGTGAAAAAAACTGGCTGCGTATTTTTTTTTTGTTTTTTTGATGCACTTGTGGTTATTTTTTCTTATTTGTTTGCCCCCCCCAAAAGGGGATTTTTACCAAACTGTAAAAAAATACAAAATATAAAACTGTTTCCATATTTCATAATAAAAAAAGTTTTTTTTGTAAATAAAAAAAAACGAACAACAGCGTACAACAGCGTACAACGGCGTTTTTGTTTCCTTTCTATAAATATGTGTAATTAAAAAAATAAAAATATTTATTACGTTAAACAATGTAAATAAAATATAATTAGAAATTATACAGTGTAAAAAAATGTCACGTACTTGTCCCCCAAAAACATTTAAATGTAAAGTTTGTAATTTTGAAACAAGAAAAAAAGACCATTGGGAACGACATTTACAGACACGAAAACATATATCGGTTATGAATAGTAAAAAACACTCTTGTGAAGCGTGTAACTTTCATACAAATAACAAATTTGATTACACAAGACATTTACAGACAACTAAACACAAGAATATGGTAAACGAGCCTACTAAAAGAAATGCTAACGCAAATAGTGAAGATGCTCATTTGATTAAGGAGTTACTAGTGAAACAAAGCGCTATTATGGAAAAAATTGTAGAGATGGAAGAGCGTAAGGAAAAGCGTAATGTAGATTTAGAAACAATAGTAAGTAATATGGCACAAAATAATTCAATTACGAACAATGTTAATACGACGATTAATAATAATTTTAATTTGAACATTTTCTTGAATGAAAAATGTAAAGATGCAATGAATATAGAAGACTTTATTAATACATTAGAGTTGTGTCCT